CAGCACTTGCTGCGGGATGTAGCTCTTGCCGTCCTGCTCGAGCCGGTCGGTCGGCTCTGCGTCAGCCTCATCCTCGGGTTCCGGCTTCGCTGTGGCCTGCTTAGCGGCCGGCTCGGCCTTTGCCTCAGGCTTCGGTGCCGGCGGCTCTGGCGCTGCCTGCGGGGCCGGTGCGGAGGCGTCCGTGACGGTCGCGGTCTCGCCCTTGAGGAAGCTCTCAAGTTGCTCGTTGGCCATGGTGATCCTCAGAGATGCGTGTTGGTGGCGATCGGCTCCGCGCCCGGTTCGTCTGGCAGACGCGGAGCGCCGCCCTTCGGCCTCACCCGTGGGAGGATAGGTTCTCGGCCGTCAGTTCACTCGGCAGCGGCGGCAGCGTGCGAGCGCCGGGTCGCAGCGGCTGTGCCGGTCCCTGGCGGGGTTCCGGCGTCGGCGCCAGGCCGGGCGGCAGCCGGTGGCGCGGCAGATGCAACGCCTGCGTCTGCTTGGTGACGGAATACTTCGAGCGCCCTAGCGTCTTTCCGATGAGCGTCGGACCCATGCCACTCGCCCACATCTGGCGCAGCCGTGCGCGCTCCTCGTCGGACCACGGGATGCTCACCACATGCTTCATATTCGCCCTGGCTGGCATGGCGGCTCTCCGCTGTGCTAGGATGGGGGCGCGATAAGTCCGAGAACTCAGCGCCCCGTATCTCCCTGTGAGTGCGGGGCCTTTCTTTCAGCGCTGCGGGCCAGCACGCAGGACGGCATTCTCGACCATCAGTTCGTTCAGCACGACTTCCAGATTTGTCAGCGCCTCAAGCTGCGCCTCGTCGCCATGCTCAAGGCACCACGTCATCATGCCTCCCAGAGACCACAAGGCGTGCTCGCGGCGGTAACGCCGTAGTAGCTCACCATGGGTTTCTGTGTGTTCTGGCTGGCTCAATTGTGGCATCTGGCACCTGGCAGCGCGGCGGAGGTGGCGTGATCCCGTGAGAAATTTCGCACACCCTGTGCGATATTCCGCTACACCCTGTAGCGTTTTATCGCACCCCGGGGGGGCCGCGTAATTCTTCTTTTCTTCTACGTGTTCTTCATCTGGCTTCTTCAAAACAATATGGGGTACCCATGGCCAGTTCCTCTAACCTACCACCTGTGTAGGCGGCGGCGGTCACTGCTTCGTCAGGCACGCCTGCAGCAACTGGTTGAGCACGTCGGCGGTGTGCCGCGCCCGGGCATCGACGAACCAGAACAGGAAACCGAGGCTTAGCGCATTGACGATGATCAGGGCGAGGAACTGGGGCGCCAGGCTGTGTACGACTGACTGCCCCAGTTTGATCCCCGCCTGGATGACGGTGGTGTGGCCGCCGCCGTTGCCGTTAGGCCCCGACGGTGGTGCGCTTGTCATAGACCGAGACGCCCCCATCCAGAGCCTGGATGACCTTGCCCAGGCGCATGCTGGCATCCTCGAGGTGCCGGTAGGCCAGCATCAGGTTGGCGATTGCCTCGCCGTCAGTGAGCTGCCCCTTCAGCGCCAGCGTATCCGCTGCGGTGTCCTTGATGGCGCCCCGCAGGTCGTTCACCGCCTGGATGGCTGGCGTGGCCACATGGTCGCTCATCACGCCCTCCGCTGACGCACCAGTCCGAGCCCCAACAGCCCCACGCCCAGCAGCGCCAGGCTCGCCGGCTCCGGGACTGCATTCGCGCTGAACGTCCCCGACACGGACGATGTGAAGCTGCCGATGCTGGTGCCCACGATCTGGAATGCCGGCGTGATGTTGGCGAACGCCAGGCCCACCGCCGATGGCTGGAACAGATCGGTGATGATGTCGGATGTCAGCGTCAGCGCATCAGGCGGCGCGCCAACCGCGAGTGCCCCACCGGCGCCGCTGCCGAACGTCACGTCAGCGAACACGCCCGACAGGTAGTTGGTGCCGGTGCCGCCAATGGAGCTCGTGATGCTGAACGTACCGCTGAATTTCTGCGCGCTGCCGCCGAGGATCGGCACAGCCGCACCATCCGATGCCGCACTGAGGTCGAAGAACGCATTGACCGGCGAGCCGTTCTCGATCTGGGTGATGGAGATGGGGGCGTCGATCGCGCTGAGCGTCGTTGCATCCTGCGCGCCGTTCTCAGTGGCGGTGATCGGCGTCCCGGCGGTCTGGCCAAAGCTAAGCACCACGACCGCATAGGCCGGTGCGTGGAAGAAGCAGGCGCCGGCCACAATCGTGGTAATGCGCAGTGCGTGTTTCATGACGTGAAGCCCCTGTGGGTTTGTTGTGCCGTCTCTCCGGCTGTCACCCCCGCGCGTCTACTGGAATTGGGGTCCATCCTGATTAACCGACGCGTGGCCGGGGCGGCTCCTGGCGGATTGCGTCCCCGTTCGATCTCGTCCCCGCCATCGAAGATCGCGTTACTTCGGCTGTGCGTGCGGCGGCAGCGGCATGCCAGGGCGCAGCGAGGGGTCTACGGCAATGAACCGCCACCCCAACGATGGCATGTAGCAGAGCGCCCAGTACGTCTTGCTGGGCAGCGCATTGTCGATGGTGCCGCCCTGCCCGCCAGGAAGCCCCTGATCGGGTCGCGGCGGGTTCCCAGGCATGGGCCCACCGCCAGGGTGTCCACCGCCTCCTGGCAGTCCCTGGTCGGGGCGGTTCGGGCGTCCAGGCGAGGGCCAAATCGTGCCCGGCGCAACCGGCAATGTGTTGTCGGGCCCGATCGGCACGATGGGATTGCCAAGGCTCGGCGGCGGCCAGATGCCAGGCGGTGGCTCCGGCAGCGCATTGTCGATCCCTGGCTGCATGCCGGGAAGGCTGTTGTCGATGCCAGGCTGATCGCCAGGGAGCCCTTGATCCGGATATCCGCCGCTCATCCCCTCGACGTTCAAATAGCCGCCCATGACGTGAACTCTGGCCATCATAATTCTCCATGTGTTGATGCGTAGTTGCGTCGTTACGTCGTTGCGTATAGATGTCGGCTATTGGCGATCAGCCACGACGCCGAGTTGGCTGGTGATGTGTGTGTGGCCATGCCCATGCCCGTGGCCATGCACGATCGGCGGCGGGGGCGGTGGTGTCACCGTGCCGGTGTTGGTGAAGTCGAGCGAGCTGGTATCCAGCACAGGGCGGCTGGCCAGATCCACGTTGCCCGAGGCCAGCACGTTGCCCAGATTGGCCAGATCCCAGTCCTGGTTGTTGGTGAACGAAGCCGGCCCGCCCAGCACGCCATATCCGCTCGGATCGTCATTCACGATGGTGTTGCCTGTGATGAACATCATCCCGCCGTTGGTATTGCCCTCCTCGCCCCAGGCAAATATCGCGGGGTTCTGCGTGTTGGGCCCCTGCTCGATCGTGTTGCCGCTGATCGTGGCGTTGCCGCCGTTCGGCAGGTCGATGCTGTAGCTGGCGCTCCCGCCGTTGTCGAAGATGCGGTTGCCGGTAATGGTGTTGTTCGCCGCGCGACTCTTGACCTCATGCCCTACAACCGCGTCGTGGATGTAGCTGTTGGTCAGTGAGAACGATGCAATGGCGCCCACGTAGATGTTGTGAGTTGATCCGGACCCATCACCGTTGGCACTGAACTCTGAATGGTCGATGGCAATCGAACCGTTGCTGTCGGCTGCCCCAAGCAATCCCTCCTGATTGTTATGAAATGCGTCGCCGGACAGAGATAACGCGCCACCCTCGTAGCGAATGGCTGCGCCGTTGCCGTCAGGCACCGACACGCCCGAAATATCAAAGCCGTTGATCGCAACAGAGATGCCATTTGCCCCCTCGGTGATCATCGCCTTGCCGTTGGGCGGCTGGGTGTCCTCGGTCATCACCACTTGGCCGCCGACCGCTTGCAGCGTCAGCGAGGTGCGGACGGTGAGGAACTGGTCGACATACGTCCCGGCCGCCACGTCGATCGTGTCACCGGACGATGCCGCATCAATCGCCGCCTGGATGCTCTGGCCGACGCCAACTGTCAGGATTGCCATTGGCCCTCAGTATGTCGTTGCGGGTTGGACTCGACCGTGCTGTGATGGCGCACCGCGTCCGTGCAAGGAGCGCGGGAGAGTGGTGGGCGGTAACCGCCAGAAGCCGCCCCTACTCGCTCATGTGACAGCCGTGATCAGCAGCACGACCAGCGCCAGCACCATGATCCCAAGCAGCGCCCCGTGGCTCACTCCGCAGCCTCCAGGGGCGCAAACAGGTCTGCAATCTCGGTCTCTGCCGGATGCTCAGGCATTGGCCCCATTTCATGCAGGAGCGGCGCATCAGCCCGCACACGCTCCATCGCCATCTCGGTGTAGGCGGTGTTCAGCTCGATCCCGATCGCATCGCGTTGCAGCCGGTCCGCTACGAGCAGCGTCGTGCCAGCGCCGGCAAATGGGTCGAGGACAGTGCAGGGGACGGTGTCCGCACCGCAGGCGCAGGCACCATCCCAATTGTTTGAGCCGGTTACGACAGTGCGCCCAGCACTACTCTTGCCCCATGTGCTGGGGTTCTTGATGTAGCCCGTCTCCACCACCCGCACCCACGGCTTGCCGCACTGGCTGCAACAGCCGCGCTCCGACGTGCCAGCCTTGATGCACCGCTCGGCCAGCGCTGGGGGGTACGTAGCAAAGTGTGCGGCAGCGAAACTATGCGTGGCCAACGTCCAGACATTCCGACACGAGCGTGTTGGGCCGCCGACAGCGCGCATCGGCCCATTGGTTTTGGCGCCGCCATTGGCTCGCATAGAACCGACCTGACCCGCTACATCCTGGCTCAGACGCTCCAGTGATGATGCCTCGGTGGGTTCTGCGATGGCCACGCTATCGAAATAGTACCGCGCGCTTTTGGTCAGCATAAAGATGTGCTCGTGTGCCGAAACGCATCGATCCGTCACGCTCTCCGGCATCGGGTTCGGCTTGTGCCAGATGATGTCAGATCGCAACCACCATCCATCGGCCTGCAACGCCAGCGCCAGCCGCGCCGGCATCAGCAGTAGGTCTTTGGGCTTGTAGCCGTTGCCAGAGGGGATGCCTCCACTCTTGAGCGCTCCGAGGTTGCCATAGACACCGCTCTTGCTCGTGCCGCTTGATGGTGCCCCTGCACTGAAACCACCGCCGCCGCAGTAGCTATCCCCCATATTCACCCAGCACGTTCCATCGGGGCGCAGCACACGCCGCACCTCACGAAACACCGCGACCATCGTCGCCAGATACTCGTCAGGCGTCGGCTCCAGCCCGATCTGGCCAGCACAGCCATAATCCCGCAGCCCGTAATATGGCGGCGAGGTCACAACGCACTGCACGCTGTCGGCTGGCAGCGTCGCCAGCACATCACGGCAATCCCCCGCCAACAGCCGGATCACAGCGTCACCACTCGTTGTCCCGCGTCGCCCGGATCATGGCAATCACCAGGATCGTGCAGATCAGCGCCGCAAACACCCCAAGCCCAACCAGCGTCCAAAACAGCACGCGGCATCACCAGAACCTACCGCCACCGAATAGCAGCAGCAGCACGATGATCAGCAGCACAAGCCCTATTCCTCCGAAGCCGCCGTATCCATACGCCCCCGACCGATAGCCGTAGTACCCCCCGAACCCGCCAAACAGCACGATCAGGATGACAACCAACAGCAGCAGGTTCATCTCACACCAGGCCCCTGGATCATGAAGCCGAAGACGGCCCAGCCGAGCAAGAAGAACAGCACGAACCCGACCAGCCAGCCGCCGCGGTTCCAGTACGGCTGACCCGCCGGCGTGAAATTGCCAAACGCCCAAAAGATGATCCAGATGAGCATTACCAGCCAGAACACGAACCCGATGGTCATGGCGCGCTCCCTGGAGGTGCGGGCTGTGGGAAGTCATCGGCGTATATACCGTCCCGCAGCTCGGCCATCTTTGAGCCCGGCTCTGCTTTGCGCATGCAGTCAGAGCAGGCCCACAGTTCCGGCATGCCGTAGCCGCCGCGGGAATTGACGCGATACATCGTGTCGTCGTCGTCGGGCGGCTTCTTGCAGAACGGGCAGACGCGAACGGCGCTCATGGCGCGCTCCCTGGCGCCGCGGGTTGCGGGATCGGAGTTTTCATCAGCCGGTTCGTCGTGATGGCCGTCTGGTGCGTCTGGTGCGCGGTGTGCAGCGTCTGCTGTGCGGCTTGCGGGATCTTCGCCGCGGTCAGCAGCGTATCGGCGCGCGTCTTGCTGATGTCGGCGGCCTTCTTCTGCAGATCGACCATGTGGTGCATCGCTGCCATTTGCGGGTCCATCTGCTCTGGATCGACAGGCGGCTGCATCGGCTGTGACGCGCCAGGCGGGTTGTCGGGAGCCACATGCGGCTGCCCGTAGGGTGGTGCGCTGAACTCGCCATGCACCGAATGCACATTGGCTGCGGCGTTCACCTTGCGCTCCTGCGCCAGCGCCATGTCGGCTTGTGCTTTCGCCTGTTTGCCCGCGATGTCGGCGGTGGCGTGCGCCTCGGCCAACTGTCCGGCCTTCTGCTGCACCTGCTGCTGCTGCTGCTGGTGTTCCTTCATGCGCTCGAGGATCTGGTCCTTGTCGCGCAGCCCTGACGCCGCAATCAGAACGTCACCGGGGATCAATCCGGGCTGCACCGAAGCCAGTTGGACTAGCGACTGAAATTCTTCCGCTTGTAGCGATGGAATATCAATTCCCTCTTCAATGGTTATATCTACGTCTAAATCAGAGATGTCATTTTCTATCCCGACGACCTGCTGCAATCGCGGATCACCGGGTTGCAACTGCATCTGCTGCATCACCATGGCGCGGTGCTGCTCTGGCATATCGGCCAGCTTGTCCATCAGCCGCACCGGACGGTTGATGCCGACCCAGCGCGTCTCGTTCAGGTCGTCGGTGACGCGCACCCACTTGCCACCGCTCCAGAACTCCCGCGCCGCCATCCAGCAGCTCTCGTAGACGCGGCGCGACCAGAACCGCAGCGCATCGGCCAGCGGCTCGTTCTGCGCCGCACCGCCGGCCTGCATCGCCAACACAGCGCGGCCGCTGAGCTCGCGCGGGTCGGTGCCTGACATGGCCGCATTCGGGCCGCTGAGCTGCATTTCAGCCGTCGCATGTTGCAGCAACTGGAACTGGCCGGCGGCGAGGTCCGCGGTCTGCTCGATCTCGAACTTCAGCCCCGGCATCACTTCCACATAGCCGTCGGGCTTGGCAACCTCGCGGCGTGCCTTATCGACGTCCGGCACCGCGCCCTGCTCTGCGATGACCTGGCGCACGGACAACAGATGCAGCGCCTTGGAGCGCCGCTTGTTGATCTCGTCCTGTAGGCTGATGAGCCCACGCACCATGCCATAGCGCTGGTTCTCGCGATTGATGTAGGAGCTCTGGAGCAGCAGCCCGCTGCACGACTTGCCCTTGCGGTCCTTGAACTTGGAGCGCTGCGGCGCGGCCAGCAGCCCGCTCTTGGTGTAGGTCGCGCGCCACCACGTCCCACGCTCTGCCCAGTCGCACTGGACGAGGCGAATGCGCGTGCGGTTGTTATCGGTCCAGAACGCGGTCTCGGGCCGGTCGTTGTATTGATAGTCGGTGCTGCTGAAGCTGCTCTCGATTACGTCTTGCACATCCTCGCCGGGATACATCTCCTCGAGCGCATCGCGGTCGGTCCAGATGACCATGCCCTTGTAGCGCGCGTCGCTGAAGTCGTACGAGCGGCTGTGCGGATCGTACCAGATGCGGTCCCACGGGATGGTCGTGATGGTGATGTTGCACGAGCCTTGCTCATCGTCCTCGAGGCCCAGGTCAGCGCCACCAGCGCCCTCGATGAGCATGTTGGAGAACACTTCGCTGCGCACGATGGAGAAGTCGTTGTCGTCCGCGATGTAGCGCAGTGCCTGCGTGGCTGCGTCAGCGCGATCCTCCTCGGCCGGTGTGCGAGCGAATGCCTTGGGGTCGGTGCGCGCCTTGCGCTCCATGCCGCAGAGCAGTTGCACCTTGTCGGCCACCTTGTTGATGACGATCGCTGGCTGGCCGCGTTCCTTCAGCAGCTTCAGCTCGTCGCGCGTCCACTGGGAGCCGTCGAAATACTCGCGATCGCGCTGCGCGAGGTCGATCTCGTCTTGGCGCGCCAGTTCGCTCTCCTCGAACCAGCGGATCAGGCGGGCGTGGAGGTCGTCCAGATCGCGGGGATAGGCATCGGGATCGCCACCCGTCAGGTCGCGGATCGCCGGCGGCGTGTCTGGGCCGCGGTCGCCGGTATGGACGTGGAGATGGATGGCGGTATCGCTCACTGGCTCGGCTGTTGTTGCTGGGTTCCGGCGGCCGCGGCGCCACCGCCTGCGATCAGGCCGGCGATGCCATACTTGCGCAATATCTCGATCGTTGCTGGATCGAACACGACGTAGTTGTGCGTTCCTTGGCCAGCGCCCCGGCTGCCTTGGTCGAGGTAACGGATGCCGGGAATGCCGGCTTCGCGAAGCTGCTGCGCGCCTTCCGATGAGCCAAGACTGCGTGCCAGGTATTCTCCGGTAACGGTCTCCGGCTTATAGTTCTGCGCGATACCGAGTTTCCCAATTACATCCTGCACGACCGGATGCTGCTCGCTGAGCGGCTTGTCCCAGTCGAGGAAATGCTCCGGATCAGCGCCGATGTTCACCTCGTACATGTGGCCGAGCTTTGCCCGCTGATCCATCAGAGCGTCGTATTGCGCCTTCAGTTCGTAGCCCTTCGGATCGCTATATTTGCCATACTGGCCGGTGCTGTATTGATCCATCTGCCTTGAAAGCTGCGACAACTGCGTGTTGATGGCATCGAGCTGTGCATTAGCGGCTGGACCAGCTCCTTTGTATGTGTTCGCCACGCCCTCGTTGCCAGCGAAGTAAAGCCCGTGGCCATACGCCTGCGCGCCCTCTCCGGTGCCGATCTTGGAGGTGTCGAACCGGTCGAAGCTATGCGGGCTGCCGTGATACGCCACGATCCCAGGCGGCGGCACGTCACCCGGCGCTGTGGTGCCCATCATGACGCCCTCGGCCCACTGCTTCGCTGCGTCCACCGCAGTGCCCTGCCAGCCCGGTAGCGGTTGCAGCATGCGGCGCTGCTCCTCGACGCTCGGCCAGCTCGGCAACGCCTGCGCCACGTCCGCTGCCGTCTGCGCCACGCCCTGGCCCACCGTAGGGGCTGCCGGGTTGGGCGGGGCGGCGTAGTTGAGCATCGGCGGCCCGAGGCCGTTGGGCTGGCCCACGGGGCTGTTGGGCTGCCACAGCCACGGCATGTTCGGTGGGGCTAGGCTGTTGTCTGGCATGGTGCTGTGATGCCGCTCCGAATGGATATCGGCGCTTTAGGTTCGGGACTCCGCGGGTTTTCCGACGCCTCGCCAATCGGACGATTGGTCTAGACCTTAGCGTTGCGGTTGTTCCGTCTGATAATCGTGATTTGCGGACTCAATCCTTGTGCTGGTGGTCCCATTCATCAAGCGCCTCGTAGAGCCTGCGATACAACTCCCATCGCGTGACGGCCCACTTGGCCTCCTCGATCAGCTCCACGACCGTCTTTTGCGCGCACCAGTCGAGCACAGGGCGCTCCGCGTCAGTCGTCATGCCGCACCGCTTTGAGTATCGCCGCAACCTCGGCAGATACGGCGCGCATCTCGTCCTGCGTCGGGTGTCGAGGATCGCGGCAGTAGTTGGCCATGAGCGCGCCGATCACCAGCTCCATTGCTGCGGCGCGGCCTTCGTGGTCGGGGGCCTCACTCGTCATGCCGCGGCACCAGGCTGCCAGCCGTGAGGTGTCGAATGCGTTCGCATACCCGCTTCACGAACTGCCGCTTGGCCACGTCCGTAAAGTCCTCCATATGGCTTTCGAGGGCCGTGCACACGGCATCAACGGCTGCCTCTACGGCGCCAGGAGTAAACACGACAACGGCCTCCGTCATGGCGTCCTGCCCCTACCGGTCGTCATGCCGCGGCACCAGGCGAGAAGTGACGCGCCCCAGCTCCTCGGCCACGCACACCTCCGCATAATCGCGGAACCAGGCGCAGGTGTAGCGAAGACGCTCGGCAGCGCCTTGTCCGGCCACATCCTCATGGTCGTACGCTGCCAAGTACGCCTCGGCCCACTTCTCCGGATCGGTGCCGACGTGGCGCCGGAACTCGGCGCCGGTCATCGTAGTGGTGTCTGGCTTGTCGTCGCTCATGCCACACGCCAGCTCTCGACTGTGCTCTGCGATGCGCGTGCGAAGGCGCGGTCCCAATGGTCTATGGGCGGTGGTGGTGGCTTCTCCGGCTGCATCTGGCGCCAGGCGAGGCCGAGGTAGCGGAAGGCGTCGGCACCGTGCGAGGCCCAGTCGTGCCGCGGTCGATCTGTGAACGCCTTGCGCTTGTCGTCGTAGTCGGCGCGATAGGCACGCAGCGCCTCGAGGCCGTCATGACACTTGTATGCATCGAACCAGCAGGAGGCGATCGAGACGCGCGCGGCGTTAATGCCGTCCATCAGGTTCTGCTGTGCGAGCACACGCGGGATGCGGTTGGTGAGGCTGTGCAGCGTTTCCCACAGCGATCTGCCGGTGCCGAGCTGTCGCGCCTGGGCGTCGTGCGGCAGGTAGTCGGTGCCGTAGGTGTAGCCGCGCGAGGTGAGCACTGCGGCGTAGTGTGGCAGGCCGTAGCCGGATGCCTCGTAGTAGTCGATCACACGCACCTCGGCGCGGGAGACCTGAAAGAACCAGATGGCGGTCGAGTCGCCAACACCCAGATCCCAAGCGGTGTGAACTGGCAGCAGCGGATCGTATGGCACGTCACCGATGCGGCCCGCGGCCTGCGCCTCGTCCAGTTCCTTGGCGAAGTAGGCGCCGAGCACTGCGGCATCGAATGAGCACTCGAGCTCCTGCTGATACTGCTCTGGTGTCAGCATCTGCCGCATGTCGTCCAGCTCGTGCTGCGGCAGGATGTGGGTTTCAGACGCGCGCAGCATGAGCGAGAACCAGGCAGGATCGGTTTGCGCGTTCTCATGCAGCCGAAAGAAATCGTTGCGGCCTTTAGGTGTGCCGATGAACACGGCCCAGCCCTGGCGATCGGCAAGTGACGGACGCAGCACCTCGGGCCAGGCTCGTGGGTTTATATCCGCGTATTCATCGATGATCATTCCGTCCGCGTAGGTGCCGCGAAGCCGGTCCACGTTGTCTGATCCGTATAGACGAACGCGGCTACCGGTTGGAAAGATCACCATCAGGTCGCTTTCGCGTTGCTCGACGCCTGGTATCTCGTTCGTAAAGCGTTTGAGATATTGCCAACACGTATCTTTCGATTGAGCGTATGTCGGGCTCACGTAACTGAAGCGCCCTTCCGATTTCTTGCAGCGCAGGGCAGCATCGATCAGATCCATGATGCAGGCGACGGTCTTACCGGCACGACGATGAGCGACGATGCAGGACCAGCGTTGCTTGCGCGCATGGAACGCGGCGAACTGGGGTCGCGCGACGTAGCCGAGCCTAATCTTTGATGCTGGTTTCGCTGGCATCGTTGCTTCCGAAACCGGTTTCGTTGCTGTTGGAACTATCATCGTCACGATCGACGCCGGTGATGACGAACACCGGGCCGCCACCATCGCCGGTGATTTGCATGGGCAGGACTTTGCCGATGAGGGTGAGGAACGCGCCGGGGTTCAGCTCGGCCTGGCGCTGCAGGTAATCCTGGCCGCCGGCACCAGCCAAGGCGCCGAGGATCATGGCCTTGAGATCGGTGTTGACCTTGTTTGGGGTGCCTTTCTGGCGTCCACCGCGTCGTTCGCCGGGAGCTGAGCCACGAATGCCTGACATTGCTAGCCGCTGACTAGTTTGGCGATCATTCTCTTGCCACGAGACTGTTCACATCGACCGAGACGTGTCTCACCTGACCGAACATCACGATGGCGATGACGGCGCGGTTTCCGGTGACTGAGATGATGACGGCGGGGTGGCCTGCGAATGGTGACCGGTTTCCCGGGGCTACAGCGGCACCTACGCGGCGTCTGGCATCTTGGGTGTCTATCGATGCGGCGGCGGCCTGCGAGGCGTCCAGCGCGCTCCTGAGCACCCTTACGACGGTGTCCGACGTGTAAGCCGGAAGCGAGCCGCATCGAACGAGGTCAACGACGCCTGGGGTATCGCGGATGGGCGACCAGGACGTGTCGCGGTGATCGAAGGCGATGAAGCCGTAGCGTGGGAACAGCGGGCGCTCGACGGGCTCGACCTTGGTCGGGATGACAGGATCGCGCTGCCGGACGGTGCGGGTGGGGAACCAGACGCGATAGCCCACGAGCTCGAGGTTGGTCTTGGCCCAGGTCTCGGCTTGTGGCTGGGTGTAAACGCAAGCCCAACGAATGCTGTAGCACCGGGCGAAAATCCGGTCTGTCGGCGTAGCTACACCCTGGCTCACGGTTGCGTCAAGCACTCTCAACGGCCTTGATCCTGGCTTTTCTAGCCTCTTCCTCGGTCATGGCTGGGTCCACATGCCGGTATCCGCCCACAAGCCGGAAGGCTTCCTTGACGGCGAAAGTTGCTTCAGATGGGGTGATGCGAGCGACGTATTCGCCATCGCCTGGACCGTGTCCGAGCAGGCGCAATGCGTGGGTTTCGATCTCCTTGGCAGCGGCGTGCACGACCTCGACGGCAAAGATCAGCCTAGCGTTCAGGTTCGCGATGCGCTGGTTTTTCCTAGCGGTCATACCGATTTTGATCAGACCGTCCCGAGTTCCGGCGGCGTAGACGTAGGCCGTTCCGTCCTTCGCGATGTAGCCGGTAGTTGTGAGAAATTTGCGCGGGAAACGGTCCTGGACGCGGCCAAGCTGCTTGTGAGGCGGCAAACGCTGTGTCGCGATGACCCGCTTGAACACAGGTCCGGTCGGCGTGTTCCGAAGGATCTCGCGTTCGGTCATCGGGCTACGGCTGCCATCACGGATGCGTCAAGCGGCATCGTCATGCTCGACCAGGGAGCAGATGGCTTGGAGTGCGGCCCGTCGTTCGTGACGTGGCAGACGTTCGACAATTTCGATGGTCATACTGGCGAGCAATGCGAGAGCCTCACCTGGGGTGACGGCCGCGAAAGCCCGCATAGCCTCCCCCGAGGCGATAACGGCGGTGCGGCGCTGCTTGGGCGTGGCCATCAGTCGAGGCTTTCGCGAACGGTGGCGAGGACGTGGTCGGTCCATTCTGCGGCGAGCGGAATGCGGTCCTCGGGGTTCCAGCAGCGGAGGGCGTTGCAGGCCAGAAATCCTGCCAACGTCAGCACGTCGTGGGGGTGTTGGTCGTAGAGGCGGCGGCCGAGCTTCGCCATCATGTCAGCCAATTCGTGCTGGGTGAGGGGCTGGGGGGTCATTCCGGTGGGCCTCGCTTGACCTCGGCGTGCATGTCGGCGGCGGCCGCACGGAGCGAGGCTTCCCGGATCTTGGCGCGCTCGGGTGTCTCGGTGGTGTTTTCCAGCCACTGGGGCGGCAGTAGCCCGAGATGCTGCGGCGCGTTCTCGGCGAGGCCGTGCGCCAGGATGCCGCGATGGGCGACGGCCATGTCGGAGGGCGAGAAGCTTGCCAGATCGCGGATGTGGTCGCGCACTTGGGCGGCTGTGATGCCTTCCCATTCCGCCCGGTTTTTACGCTCCAGCTCGGCCTGTTTGTGGGTGGCTGATTGATCGCTGGCGATGGCGATGGGCGTCGGTCGGTGGTCTTTCCACCACGGGCTGAGCGTCTCGCAGATCTCGGCGTAGCTCGGGAAAAACTTGTAGGCCCTACCCACCACGAGCAGCGAGTTGCGGGTGAATGCGCCGGGCGGGAACTCCTCGCTCAGAGCCGATGCCAAGGTGGCGATCTTGGGCTTGTTGTCGGCCAATGGCCTTGCCCCGGCGGTGAGTTCGTTGAGGTCGTTGAGCCACGAGCTGACGGCGTGCAGATGATCGCGCCGGGTCACGACAGCAGCCTTTCCGGGCCAGGCTCATCGTCGTCATCGAAGTTGGGGGTGAGGAACGATTTGAGGCCCCATTCCTCCGCGAGGGTCGGCTTGGCTGGTTGGGCCGCCCGGTAGCGCTGGGCGCGCCGATCGAGGGCTTCCCGCCGCAGCCAGTTGGCAAATCGAGCGTCCCAATCGGCGCCCTTGGCCCGCTTGTCACGCGCCCAGTCCCGCATCCGGTCGGCCTCGAACAGCACCTCGGCCGCCGCGAGGCCCAGGTCGATCCCGAGCGCCATCGCCTTGGGATTGGGAACCCAGTCCTCGGGGAGGAGTTGCGCACTTCGTGGGTTTGTCCCGGCCGCCCTGGGGTTGGTCCCGGTCGAGCGAGGATTATCCCCTTCTGCCCTGGGATTAGTTTCGTTTGCTCTCGGGTTGGTGCCGTTGGCGCGCCGGTTCCCTGCCAGCGGCGGGGAACCCACGGAGGGGTCTCCCTTTCTTTCTGCTTCTGCTTCTAGCTTCTTAGCATTGGGTTCCCTAATGGGTGACCCATTGGGTTGGCTATTGGGTTGGCTATTGGGTGACCCATTGGGGGGGGTAATGGGTCCAGGCGGTTCATCCTTCGGTAACCCATTGGATTTCCATCGTCTTTCAGCAGCCTCTCGCCCGGCTTCTGACGCCATCGCGTCGCGAACCATGCGGCGACAGTAGATCGCATTGCCATCCAAACTGAAAACTTTTCGGCGGCAAAGCTCGTCCAGATATTTGGAAACCTCGCTCGGCTTCGTCCTGCCGAACATATCGGCCATCTCTTGGATGCTTGGCGGCTCGCCATTGATGAGAAAATATCCCGGCTTTTCGGATGCGTGGCACACCGCCAGGATCTCGATCCAGAGGCCGCGCGCACCCAGGCTGCACGACTGCAGGGCCTTGTCGCTCTGCCAATCGCTCCACCAAAATTTCGACCAGGAATGGCCGTTGCCGTTGGCGCTCATGCCTCAGCCCTCCCCACGGCCACGACGTAGATCCGCCGCTCGCGCCAGGCCCCCCGCGTCTCGGTTTGAATGCCCGCCTCGGCCAGCACCCGGCGCATGTGCCGCGCGCCCTCGCCGGCGCTGATGTGCAGGAAACGCCCCATCCAGGCGGCACTTGGAATTCGGCACCCAGGCCGCAGCCGGGGCAATATCCACCGCTCGATCTTGGCGCGGTGCAGACGGCCCTCGGGCCTGGAATGTGAATACGGGGTGACCATGGCACGCGCTCCCTTGCTCAGTCCCCGGATGCGCGCTAAAAGGGGGATGCAACTCGTCCCGTTTAGCGCTCTTCCGAGCGACAGTTATCCAGTTACAGGCGCCGTCCATGTTTCCAGCATGGGCGGCGTTCTCGTTCATACCCCAGAAACGATTGAGTCGGAAGAAGCTTGGTCGCTCCTTGTTTCCGTTACTGTCAGGGCTGTCGGCTCGCTCAGTGCCATCGGAACTCTCAGCAGGGACGGCTCGCTCGTGCATTCCGATACGCTCGTTTCTAACGGCTCGCTCTCTGAACGCGGCACCCTCTGCGCTAACGGCTCGCTCACAGGACTCGGTACTCTCAAGGCTCGCGGCTCGCTCATTGAATGCGGTACTCTCGCGGATGCCGGCTCGCTCACCGTAACAGGTACTCTCCGAGATCACGGCTTCAGCCCTGGCACAAGATGGGCGTTCGGCACCTCAATGCGATGCACATGGCCCCCAACGTGGTCCAAGACGTAGGGTTTAGGCGGCCGCTCACCATACGTGGTGAAGTATAAAACCTCGTGGAAATGGCTCAAGAATATCTTGACTGCCCACCGCTGTGCCCGAAGATGAATGCGCGCAGGGGGAAGCTTGCCGGCCAGGTAATGCTTCTTCGCCGCCGTATCGTCACCGAACCGCTTGGCCGTGAGTGACGCGGCAGCCTGCTCGGCGTAGTCACCAGCCTCGTTGCGCGCCAACTCACGCTCCTTACGCTGCTGATACAGCTTGCCGTACGTGTCGTCGGGGTGGTTGGAAACCTTGGTGAACGACTCCCCGACGATCCAGCAAAGCCGTTTCAGGCTGGCGTTCCACGGTCGCTTGGTGCCCTTCTCCCACTTCACTGTCGGATCGAGGCCGCAGAACCGCCAGATGTGGCCGACGGTTGGAGCTTTGGCGATGTCGATGTGTGCCAGGACCCCTGCGGTAATGACTGGCCCGATGCCGACGATGCTGCGCATCCACACGCCGGCAGGCTGGCCAGCGCCGTAGACATCGAGGGCGGCTTTGATCTGGTTCTCCAGTACCTGTTCCTGGGTGAACAGCCACGCGATGGTGTCGTGCGGCTCAGGGGCTTTGTCGTCGGTCGCCTGTGACAGTGTGCGGACCTGGTGGGCGGATCGGATGCGGTCTTCCTGGATCTTGTAATAAGCATCTACGAGGAAGCGTGCCTCGGCTGGCCCGAGCGTGCGTGATGCCTCGCGTAGGTCCTTTGTGAGCTTCTGTATAGGCGTGAGTAATGCGGGGTCGATACTATCGCTCATGGCCGCTCCTGCAAATCGGTACTCTCCGGCTCATCGGCTCACTCGCTGATCGCGGTACTCTCAGGGACCACGGCTCGCTCCGGTCACCCGGTACTCTCCTTTCCGCCGGCTCGCTCCGCATATCCGGCACTCTCACAGGCGGTGGCTCGCTCAGGCTACGCGGCACTCTCTTCCAGCTCGGCTCGCTCATGGGCCGTGGTACTCTCGCGCGTCGCGGCTCGCTCAGGCTTCTCGGTACTCTCCTGCACCCCGGCTTCATCGTATTGCTCCGGTGCCAAGCACTCTGACCAGCGCTGCCGTGGCACCGAAAGCAACGCTCCACGCGATCAGGGTCCAGCCGATGGCGCGCCAGAGGCTCATGCGGCACACCTCACCCGCCGATTGCGCGGGATCTGCCACTCGTCCAGGCACTGAAGCAGCTCGTCAGCATCGCGCACCACGGCCACCCGGCCGCCCGCGGCAAGCACCGCCGCGCAGACGCTCTGCTGAGCTGGCGATAGAATGCCGTCGGCAGCCTTGATCTCGGGATGATGCGCGCGGCCGCGGTACAGGATGAACAGGTCCGGCAGGCCGGCTATGATGCCCCGGCCGACGCGGATGCCAGGCACCTCGCCGGCATAGTTGGCGTGGTCGACCGCCCACCAGACGACGCCATCCCGCGAGACCTTGCCTGGGGGGGCGATTTCCAACCGGAGCACGTCGCAGAGTTGCTTCTGGATCGGGTGCTCGCGGACCACGGGCGCAGTGAGCCGGAACTTGGCTGGCACGCTGACCCGCACCTCGGCCACGCTCGCCGCGCCACCAACGCGCATCGGAGCATCGCTCACCGCCACAGCACCAGCACCGCAATCAGCGCGTCGGCCAGCAGCCACAGCAGCAGCAGTTCAAGCGCAAGCAGCATGCGGTCGCCCTCCAGCCGGTCCAGTTGCGTCGCCACTAATCGGCCGCCTCGCGCAAGGCAGCGTCGCCAGGCGCAGGTGCGCATTCAGTGCTCCGTGGGTAATTGCTCTGGCCGCTCTCCAGCGCGTCGGCCTCGGCGTCCATCTCGTCGGCAAACCGCCGAAGCCGCGCAGCTTCCTGCCGCAGCATCAGCGCGCCGCGCTCCCTCAGCCTGTTCCACTCGTTGAACAGCACCGGGCGCAGCCCCGCCAGGCGGTAGTAGAGCGTCTGGCAGCGCCACGGGCTGATGCCGAGTTCCGGCCCCACCTCGGCCAGCGCCTGGAACCTGTCGAGGCCCCAGCGGCGTCGGGCCCCCACCAACTTGCGTACCAAGGGAATGGCCAGTTCGGCCATATCAGGCGGTTTGGTTGGTGACCTGGCCACGACGCTTACGCCATCCCAACGTGCCAGACCGAGCCGAGCGAGGGTAGTCGTGTGAGCAGGCCATTGTGTGTGTGCATACGGTTCCCTCCCTTGGTGCAGGCGTCAGGTCGTCAGCCGGCAGCCTCCGCTGGCTCATGCTGGCCGCAGCCACAGGGCGGATCCCACAGATCGGGCCGCAGCAAGTGACGTGGGATGCCGGTGATGCGGCTAATGGGCGGCACCCGCTC